TACCATCCGGCCTCCAACCATCGCCAGTAAAAAGCCAAGAAATGGAAAGCGGCTGGTTCATTCTTCTTCGTCTTCCGCCCTCCGCGCACACCGAGGAAATAATGCTCCCTGCCTGATGATCTATCGCGTGACCGCTTGATATAGATGGCACGTTGCAGCGTTCCGGGCATACGCTTTTTGCGTCGTTCCTTCAGCACAGGCGCAAGCGCCTTCACGCGCCGCCTGAACACGCCGATAGCTGAGGCGGTTGCCTGCCGCATCACCTTCTGCTCGAATTCCAGATTGAATTTCGCAAGCTGCTGTTTCAACGCCGGCAGGTTCGTCTTGATCTCGATTCCATCCCTAGTCGGAACACTCGTAAAGAATGAACTCATGCCGCGATCTCCTCGCCGGCCGCGATGAACAACAGCTCGCCGCGATGTTTTCGCGATGCGTCGATCTCGACGATATCGTAGGCCGTACCGTCGAACACGACTCGCTTGTCCAATGACACAGCGAGCGGCGCGCGAACGCGAAACGATATAACAGCGTTGCCTTGTTGCCGCCGCATGGTCATCCGCTCACGAAGGTTCCATGGGTCGGTCTCCGCCCAGACTGTAGCCACATCCGTCCACGCGATAATCTCGCCGCCAAAGGCGTCGCGCGTGACGCTCTTCACTTGCAGTGTGATGCGGTTTCGTAGGGCGCCGGCTTTCATACCGTGAACACCCGGTATGCGGACAGCAAGGCCTCGACCGCCGGATTAACATCGCGCGATCCGATGATGGACCCTTCGCGAACTTCATACATGTCTCCAACGATGAGCTTCATCGCGGATTTCAAATCCTCCGGCACGTTCTCAGCGTAGTCCCATTGCGTGGTCGGTGGCGATCCAATAGGTTCGTATCCTGCCACATAGTCAACCCGCACCGCATCAGGTCGATTATAGAGCGTCGGCGACGACCAATTAGACACGAGGCGCAACTGCGGAACGAGATCATCGGTCACATACCAGTCCGCGGCCGCCACGGTTTGAAGCACGTTGTCGGCGTCGAAATACTGCACCGTCTCAACATACTGAACCGGTGGCCGGTGTAATTCGATGGCGTTGAATGATCCTGTCACGAGCCGCAATGTCTGCTGGATGAACGAGCGACGAGTAACCTTTTCGCATTGCAGTCTCGCGGCCTTAATCATGCCGCGCAGCGCGGCATCGTCCGGATGATTCGCTTCTCCATCGGCTAGATCGAGGCGCAGGTGAACATATATCTCCGCGAGGTTTAGCGGCTCGAACGGGGGTTGCTGCACGACGATGATGTTCATTTCAGCGATCCCCAACGGCCCATGTCAGCGAACAGGGCGTCCACGTCGGAAACCGCCCCCAGGTCGTCACTTGCCCAGCGACGACACCAGTCATATTCCGCCAGCCAGATTTCATCTTGGTCTGCGGGTTTCCAGCCATCTATAAACGGGCCGCCGAGCGTGAAATGCGCAAGTCTCGGCACGGCCGGCTTTGGTGCGCATCCTACCAGCCAGTTCCATTCCGCCGGAAGTTCGCCGATCTCGGAATCGTGCAGCCAGTAGAATCTATGAAGATCGCGGCCAGGCCGTTCCTGAACATCCTGTAACGAGAGCCGCATATTCGCTGGGTGTCCGCAGTTGAACAACATGACGCTAGACCAGTTTTTTCTCGCATAGGCCGTCTGCGGTACGCCATCCATCTTTGTGTCGTGCGACGGCGCATGCTCGTGCTTGACCACCATTACCGCCTTGCTCTCATCCATATATCCGCACAGCTCCGCAATGTCGCCGAGAAATACCACGTCGCAATCAACGAAAAGCGCCCATCCGTATTGCGCGAGGATCGGCACAAGGAAGCGGCTGATGGCGAACTCGGTCGAACATGGCGCATTGCTGTGGATGTCGTAGAGCCCGCCGCGGACATCTACTGGCCGGCGCAGCAGGCCAGCCGCAGCGAGACGATCCGCGCGCAATGCGGTAATGGATACCGGGATCGTTGCGCGGCGCAACATGGATTGCGATGCCACCCGATAGGCCTCTGGCTCTCTCTGATCGTAGCCGATGAAGATTTTCATGTCCGCACAGCCTCTAATCGAAAATCCCTAATCCCTCTTCCTGTTGAATGGAATTGTGTATCCAGTTCCCGGATTGCCGTGAATCCCGCATGCTTCACCAGCGGCGCCAAGCGCGCAAACCACCACCCAGACCTGTGCATCATATACGGATCGCGCGACCTATCATCCCCGAAGATTCCCCACATATGCAACTGGTCAGGATGCTTGCCGACAGTGCCCGCCAGTAGATTGCGCGCGCACTTCTTCACGTCCGGCATTTCCAGAATAAGAAGCCCGCCGGGCTTTAGCAACCGCGCCCATTCGCCAAGCAATCCCGGCACTTCCCAAGCGTAAACATGTTCTACCAAATGCACGGCCAGCACCTCATCAGCACAGGCGTCCGGCAATGGGATTGCATCGGCTGGCGCGATGATGTCCGCAGCCGAGCGCGCTACGACATCGGTTCCTGTGTACCCAGGCAATCGCTTATCGCCCGCCCCTACGTTGATCTTCATGTCACCCGCTGAATCCATTGCCACGCTGCCGGCGCTTCCGACACCGACCATTCCCACCATGATAGCCGTCGCAGGAAATCTAGCCGCTCCTCCCGCGATGGCGTTGCCGTCCTTCCGTAGAGCGCATTCGCCGCGCCACCAACGCACTCGACCGGGATTCCGGCTACGCATGCATCCACGGCAACGTTCGAATGCCGACACGCGACCAATGAGCAGCCACGCAGCGCGTCCTCGATCGGCATGCCATGCCGCAACGGCAAGCTAGCAAACGGGGTAGCACTTCTGCCCTTCGGCCGCCAAGCAATAGCGCGGCCGGGATATCTGTGACGTAGATCGGATAGTTTCCTGATTGCCCAATGCGGATCACCGTATGCCACGGCGGATTTTGCGCCAATACCAACCAGCAGAATCGGGCCAGATTGGTCCGCATCCTCCCGCAACTGGAACTCGCGGCGCGATGCGCCATCGCTGAGATCGAGTTGCGATGCGGTGGCGTGCAGTGTGTCAATAGATAGCCGCATGGCGCGCTGCCTGTCCCAATAGCCGAGATCCCACATAGCGACATGACCGCCGCGCGCCAGATGTTCCTTGATGATCGGCAGCCGGCGCCCGGCCCCATAGATCATCAGCAGATTCTGATTGCCGTGATAGTGTCGCGTTGCACGTGACCCATCCTCCGGGGCCGCCGCCATCATCGCCGCCATGAACCGTTGTCCGCGCCCCGTCATCGGCTCGTCGATCAAGACCTCGCATCCGGGTTTCATAGTTTCGCCAACCATTCCCGGTAGGTTCCGGCAACAGAGTCCAGCGTGATAGTCGCGTCGTGCAGTATTTGCGCGCGGCGGGTGCGCTCCGAATATGGCGTGAGCATGTCGAATGCAGCAGCCACTTCCTCTTCCGTGTCTGCCCATACGGCAGCGCCATTGTCTGTCTCCATGTAACCAACTTCACGGTTTCCGATGAATGGCGTACCGCTGCCCTGCGCATTCGCCAGTTTGACGTTGGATTTCAGACACCGCGGCGCGTAGCCATGCTGGTCGCGAAGCGCAACTACAATATCGACCGATGCCAGCCCGCCAGGCGGGTTCACGTGGAACTCCCATCCACGGCGCCGGCACTCAGCCTCCACCACGCGCCGCCACCGCTCGATATAGCGCTCGCCGCCTTCGTAGCCGACGGCTTTGACATGCTTACGAATCGGGTTGCGCGCGCCGCTTCGTGCATGGTGCGGCAACGGAAGGACAGGCACGCCGAACTCGGCGCAGTCCTCGGCCATCTTCTGCGTCGCCGCCACAATCGCCGCAGGCCTTACAGCGCTGATATGCTGACGCAGCCACGCAAGGCATTCATCCCGATTCCAGTCATTGCCGGGCGGTTGGGGCCACGAATCAACCACGTCATAAACCACCAGCACCCGCGCGGCGCGTAGCCTTGCCAGCACTTCAGGCCGCACACGTTTGACGATGATCGCAAGATCGAAACCAGCGACCTCGGTCGGTTCCTTGCAGACCGTGGCGCCAATCGCCGCGCCGAGCTGCGTTCCCCGAATCTCGAAGCTCCCCTTGCCGCCGCCGGTCATGAGGATGTTCATGTCAGCAGACATCGGAATGCCTCGCCGCTTCTGATCTCGTCCAATGAGTACATGGCATGCGCCAACCTGCGGAACATGCCGAGCCGTTCATCATCGTCCCGTCTCAATTCCGCGCCAATCGGCACGGCTGCCGCGGCACCGATCCATGAGGGGCACTCGTACCAAGCCGGAATCCCGGCTGCCAGCGCCACAAGCCCGGCGCCGCTGTTCCAAGTCACCACGGCGCGCGCGTTCTTCAGGTCGTCCAGCAGGTCGGCACCGCCAGCTTTGCCAGGATGCGGACGGATGCGCGATCCGGGGAAGCGCTTGGCGGTTTTCTCAGCCCATAGTGGCGGCGATGCAAGATTTTCCTCGCCGATGCTCCGCTGGCCGAGGATCACGACCTCGGTACCATCGGTACGCCACGGCGCGAGTTCGACGCCCCAGGAATCCCAACGGTCCGGGCCGCCATCAGGCCATCTCCCGGCGCCGCCGTGGTGTGACCAAGTCAACGAAAACCATTCTTTGCCGCACCAATTTTTCCCGAGAAAGCCATTTTCAACAATGATCGCGCGGGCGCCGGCGGCCTCGAAGTTGTTGGCTTGCTCGTTGTATCCGCCGGAACGATTCCACAGCACGATCAAATCATCCGGCTGCGGCTTGTCGATTTCCGGCACGACATCGAATCCTGCCACGCACAAGCCGGTGCTGAACGCACTTGCGCGGTAATGCGGCGAGTCACGCAGGCGATTCACGGCGCGTGGCATTCCGTCGACTCGCAATGGTACAAATGTACTATGTGCATTCTTTTCCTCGCGTTAAGTGGCATTTCTGCGCTAATATGCGGGTTGCATGGTGTGGCCCGGGATGATTCTGCGCGGCGAGATTTGATGCGACCGCGCGCGGCGGGGCAGGCACGGATGGGCCGGGCGGGGTGGGTGAGGATGGGCTTGATGCGGCCTGATGCGGACTGGCGGGGCAGGCATGGCACGGATCGGACGGGCGGTTTGGGTGCGGCGTGGCGTGGCAGGCGGGGCTAGGTCGGGACTGGTCAGCGAGTTCTGGCGCGGCGCAGTTGGGAATGGCGAGGCGGGCGAGGTCGGACTGATGCGGCGCGGCCGGGTCGGGTTCGGTGAGGCAGGCGCGGAGAGACATGGTGAGGCACGACTCTGAACGGTCGGTGCGATGCTGTGTGTCCAGTCCTGGAGAGATTCGGCAGGCGCGGAGAGGACGGATTGGGATTGACGGGGTTTGATGAGTCCTGGTCTGGCAGGCGAGGCAGGTACTGGTATGTTCGGGAGATGTGCGACGCGGCACGGCCGGGATAGGCAGGCAGGCAAGGATGGGTACGGCAAGGTCTGTAAGTATCGGTACGGCCAGTCTTGGCTGGGCAGGCAATGAACAAGCGCGAAGTCGCGGCGCGCAGTATCCGCGACACTTCTCTCAGGAGATCGAAAATGGCAGTGAAGAAGTCTACGAACGATGTTGAAATGTCCGTCGTGGCAATCGAGGAGGGTGAACTGACGTGCTGCATTCTCGGCACGTCGCCATTTATCTGCAACCGGATGAGCCAGAAGGTTTGGCATGAACTGCTGGCCCCGCAGAAGAAAACGGCGGCCGACAAGGCTGGAAGCATGAAGCACAACCCGCCTCAGGAGTTCCGGGATTCGCCGTATCGGATGGCCGGCGAAAAACCGGAGACGGTGCTGGCCGTCCTGCCGAGCATGTTCAAACAAGCCATGGGCACGGCCGCGCTCCGCATGCCGGGGACGCAAAAGACGGCCCTGCTGCAACTCGTTACCGTCCCGTGGGCAAACATGCCGCTCTTCGGCATTCCCAAGGTGTTCATGTCCATCACGCGCAGCGCGGACATGAACAAGACGCCAGACACGCGAACTCGCGCAATCGTGCCGGAGTGGGCCTGCAAATTCACGGTGCGATT